GCAATCCGCCCCGCCTGCGCCTCTAATGCGTCGGCGGCGTCTTTGACAGACCAAGGCATATCGTTCCCACGCAGCCGTTCGATTAGGTCGGTGTAGTCAGTCATTCCTTCTCTCCCAGATAAGCGGCGCGGGCTTGACACCACAAAGGGTAATCCTCTGGATATTCTGCAAGGCAAATATTCAAGGGCCGAGGAAAAGCGGCGTCATACTCGTCTGCCATGTCAACGAAGGGCTTAAGCGCCGCCTTTAACTGAACAATCTCATTAATCGCTTCATTTAGCATCTTCTCTGTAACAGGCGACAATTGAGCGCTGTTGTATAGCTCTGCGATGTCCTCAATGCGGGCCATCAATGCTTCAATGGCGTTTGCGGCTTCGATAAACTTTGGGCGAAATGAGACAACGCCGATTGCGTTATCGCGCAGCCAATCCACAAGTTCGCTGTAGCTCAGCGAACTGTCAGGCTTTACTTGACGGTTGGCCTTCGCCTTCTGGGCCTGCTTCTCCATCACGTCGTATTCTTCTCGCGTGACCATAGACCCGTCGCGTATCCGTATAGTAGGTTCGTCAGTCATTCTTCTCTCCCAGATAAGCGGCGCGGGCGGCTCTCCATAACGAATAGTCCACAGGATACGGCGGCTCAAACGGGCCTTCGGCTTTATCCGCCTTGTCAGCAAACGGTTTCAGCGCCGCCATAAGTTCCTCAATCGCGTCGGCGGCTTTCCGATATTCTTTTAGCCATTCGGTGAAGTTTTGTTCTAGGTGTTCTATCTCGGCTTCCAGTTCCGCAACCCGTGCCCGTAGCTGGTCGTTCACATGCAGCGAGACCTGTAGTTCGGCCTCTAGGTCGGTGATGGCGTCGGCGCATGAGTTCGCAACTTGCGTATCAAAAAAGCGCAGCCGTGCGATTAGGTCGGTGTAGTCAGTCATGTCTTATCCTTTTCATCACGCGGCCAAAGTCCGGTGGTATGTCCGTGCATTCCATTTTCACCGCTTTGCGGCGGATCTCGCAGAGCGCTGACGTGACTTGGTGAGGTGTCTTGCCTAGCTGGTTTGCTACCTGCACATGGTTAAGACCTTCTTTTATTAGCCGGATTACTTCAGACTCGAAGAAAGAAAATCCGTTATCCGATTTAGTATTATATACGACGATCTTACGCTCCAAAGGCTCCAGCGACGACGGGTCGGCCAGACCTTTTTTGTGCGCGTAAAGCACCGTCGTATGATCGCGCTTAACGTAACGACCAACGCCAGCGTATGACGCATTCGGGATCTCTTCCATGCAGCGGAATATAAATTCGCGCCGCGCGTGCGATATGTGATGCATCTGCGAAGTGCCGATGATCGACTTGTAAGGCACTTTATGCTTGCGCGCGACCTCACCTAAAATCTTCAGGTATGCCGGCGGCATCCCTTTCGTCGGGACGTATTCGGCGTCAGCGGCCTTCTCCAACGCCGCGCGCTGCTCTGGCGTCAGTTCGGGCGCAGACTCAAGTAGGCGCAGCGCTCGCGTCGCCTTGCGAAGACGATGCTTACGCGCCGAGGCAGACTGCGAGAGTGGTTTGCGTTTCGGGCCGTCATAGCCCGCATAAGGAAAAAGATAAGACATGAAAAGAACGGGGGCTTTCGCCCCCGCCTCCTATTATCAGCCGCGACGACGACGGCCAGTGTCACCAGCGGAGCCATCGACCGATTCAGCCGGCGCACCGTCGAGCGAGATCCAGTCGATCACATCAAACACCGGGGTGTAGACGCGACCGTAGGATTTGTGCTGATAATATTCCGAGCCGAGTTTCACGACGGCCACTGGCGCGTCCTGATTCTTCTCGACCTGATCGGCAACCTTCATGGCAAGCTGGTGCATAGCGCGCTTACCGCCAACGGACGTGACCGTATAGCGCGCTTCCGTGCCAGCATCCTCACCATCAAGGCACTTGACGCTCATGCCAACCTGCGGCTCCCAACCACGCTTAGCGCCAGGCGGTGCCACGTCCAGTTCGGGAAGCGGCTCCGTGATGGACACCATCTTCTCGCCAAGCACTTCGCCTTCGCCCCACGCAATGAAACCGTGAACGAACGAGAACGGATTGACCGCCCAGCGTCCATCTTTGTCGATCTCAGTCTGATCCGCACCGTAAACCCAATGGCCGGTCTTATCCATTTTCAGGATGACCGAACCAACTGAAGCCTCAGTATCGAGTTTACGCAGCGACTCAGCCAGAGACGCAGCGGTGGGGAGATTGGCGTTGCCGAACTTCACAATATTAGACATTACTTGACCTCAAGTTTAGAGAAGGCAGAACGAATGTCCTTGCCTATCGTAAGCACCGCCGGTCGGGGATCGCTCTCCGGCGCGATGGTGTTACCTGTTGAAACCGCGACGACCAGATCTTTTGGTATAGCTAGTCCATGTTTCTTAGCTACCTTCTCAATCTGCGCTGGCGAGCGCAACGTCGTCTCGATTAATTCCGAATTATCCAGTCCCATTTGCTCAAGAGCTTCTCGCGCTCCTTCAGCATCAACCCATTGACGAGTGGCGCGCTTGGGGACGAGCTTCCATCCCGGCACAGGTGCGTTGTTTTCCAGCATCGTCTGGGCCAATTCACGGACGCTTTTAGCCCATTCTTCCGCAAGGATCGCAAACGCCAGAGCATTACCGACTTTCTCCACGTCAATAGCTTTAACTTTGGTCGCAACAGCGCGCTCAAGCTGACCTGTAAGCAGAGGGCAGACAGGTTTAGCTGCGCACCAACGACAATGATCTCCAGCAGCATATGGCGCGTTAGGCTTAAATGACGCCTGCACAGCATCATACAGCGTGCGCTCGAACGCCTTGATGCGACCGGGGGTTGTAAGCCAACGCTTTACATACGGCGGCTGCACGATGATGAGTTCGATCTCATCAACGCCTTCAAATACCCAGCGCAGCGCTTCCGTTCGCATACCGGCGGCGGCGTAGAACATAAGCTGTTCATTTTCTTCGGCGTCTACCGCAACGCCATCCCCGAACTTCCAGTCGAGGACTATCGCACGATTGCGAATACGGCCAGCGAGATCGCAAGAACCGTAAACTCCGGCAAGAAAGTCGTTAAAATGGACATTCACCTCCGTGGCAAACTCAAGCTCCGCATTAGGGTCGATCTCGTTCAATGAGTCAAGCGCTAGGATTAGCTTCTCATTGTCAGGATAATCTTCAACGCTGCCGCCATGCGACAAGATCATGTGCATGGCGTCATGCAGACGCGAGCCTTCTTCGGCATATTTAGAGCTTGGCTTTTCAGGGACTGTGTTAACAAGCGCCCGCGAACCGGGGCAGTTAATCAAGCGCTTAGCGGTCGAACCGCCGACGATGTTGCTGTGTGACATTACCATACCTTTCGATGATTCGACACTAGACAATCTGTTATGGATGTGTCAAGAACTTTTTTATGCTTGAGAAAGACATTGAAAAGTATCTTGTGAAATGCGTCGCGCAAGCTGGCGGCAAGGCTTACAAATTCGTGTCGCCATCCAATCGCGGCGTGTCTGATCGGATCGTTTGCTTACCGGACGGCACTACGCATTTCATAGAGTTAAAGCGTCCCGGCGGTAAAATATCGCCACTACAAGCGATGTTTGCGCGTGACATGGATCAGCTCAATCAGAACTACGAAGTTCTATGGTCTAAGGAAGAAATTGACCGATGGATCTCAGACCATACCAGCATATTGCCGCAGATTTCCTCTTCAGCCGCGACCGGGCCATGATCCTTGCGCCAGTCGGCGCGGGCAAGACAGCGATCACGTTGACGGCGATGGCCGACATGACCAGCAAAGGTCATTGCGACCGCTGGCTCGTGTTAGCGCCCAAGCGCGTCTGCACTGACGTGTGGCCTGTCGAGCGTCCTAAATGGGCCGAGCATTTACGCATGAGCGTCGCAGTCGGCACGCCGGCGCAACGTAAGGCAGCGTTCGCGGCTGATGTCGATATAGTCGTCACCAACTATGACAACATCCCGTCGATTGATCCCAAAGACTTTGACGGTATCGTCTTCGACGAGCTGACGCGGCTGAAGAACCCGTCCGGCAAACGCTTCAAGCACCTGCTTAAGATCCTTGACAAGTTCAAGATCCGCTGGGGTCTGACCGGCTCGTTTACATCGAACGGTCTGGAAGACGTGTTCGGCCAGTGCAAGGTCGTCGATCAGACGCTGCTAGGCCGCAGCAAAGGCGCGTTTCTGCAACAGTATTTCTACTGCGTGAACCGCGACTACGGCCAATGGGAACCGCTGCCGCAGGCGCTCCCAAAGGTCATGGAGGCGATCAAACCGGCGACTTATGTGCTGGAACCTGGCGAGTATAAGGACAAGTTGCCGCCGCTCAACATCGTCGAGATCCGGTGCGATCTTGAGGATCGCGGGCCTTACGAGAACATGAAGAAGGATTATGTGCATGAAGAGATCACGGCTCCGACAGCGGCTGCTGTCACAAACAAACTTCAGCAGCTTACCTCCGGCTTCGCTTATGATAGTCAAGGCCATGCTCAGTGGTTTGGACGCCAGAAGTTTGAATCTCTCCGAGACATCCTCGACGAAAACCAGCGCGACAACACTATCATCGTCTACAATTACAAAGAAGAGTTAGCCGAGCTTCAGCGCAGCTTCAACGTCACGACGATTGACGCGCCGGACGCCATTGAGCGCTGGAACGCCGGCAAGATCGAACTGCTGGCGATCCACCCTAAGAGCGCCGGCCATGGGTTGAACCTTCAGTTTGGCGGCAATAAGATCGTGTTCCTCTCGCTGCCGTGGTCGCTGGAGCTGTTCGAGCAGACGGTAGGCCGGCTGCATCGCAGCGGCCAGACGCGCGAAGTCTGGTGTTATCTCATCATGTGTAATAAAACTATTGACGAACGTATCCTGTCTAGCCTACAAGACAAGAAATCTTTAGCGGAAATCGCCCTTGCAGAACTTAACATGGAAAACCCTTAACGATCAGCTTGCTGATCTTACCGAGACAGAAGTGAAAGATCTTCTGGAGGATGAGATGCGTCACGCCCGGCGCTCTACGATCCTAGTGCGGCTGCATCAGCGCTTCACAGTGCTGAGAATGTTGCGAGAAAGGGCGGCCATTATGGAGATGATAGATGAATCCTCAAGAACTACTGCTGCAAGCCGCTAACATCATCGACCAGCGCGGTGAGGGCTACGGCGGTATAGAGAACAATTTCCAGCTTGCGGCGGATCTGGCGACGCTGCGAATTGGGCGTGATTTTCACCCCTACGAGATCGCCATTATCCTTGCTTGCGTCAAGAACGCCCGCGCGTTCAACTCACCGGCGCACCAGGATAGCCATGTTGACGCTGTGAACTATGAACTGTTCGCGGCGACGTTTGCGGATGATTACGCCATGTCGCGCCAGCAGGTCCAGTATAAGACGCGCGCTAACCTAAAGCCGGCACGTTCGGCGAAGCTGACCGTAATCGACGACAAGCCGAGCGACAGCGCTGTCGTTGGGGAGAGCGCGTAATTCTTTAGCCGCTTTGGTTTGGAGTTCGGCTGAATAGTCGACCAGCGGGGGACACCTGCTGGTCGACTGACACCCACTAAAACTTGCCAGCATCAAGATCAGCGGCAGTTTCATCTTTGGTTTTAGGTTCTGCAACCTGACCCTTTCAATCATTCGGCTTGGTGCCGCCGGTCACGTTCCAGTCTTTAGCGGCGACAAGACCAAGCGCGACGAGCGCGTTCTGAAGATCGGACCAGTTCACGTCCTTGGTCTGCCAAGCATGGAACAGCACCGACAGAAGCGTCAGAATACCGGGGATCGTGGTCATCCAGTTAACTAACATTTTTGTCTCCTTTAGTTACATGGCCGCGACGTGCTATCACGGGCGATACATTCATAATACTTAAGGTCGGCGCACCCGCTCAGCGCGAGCATAAGCCCCGCACAGCAGCATAAACGTCGTTTATCCGGTTTGACCAACCACGACCAAAGGTAGCCCATGTCGGTAATCCTTTTAAGAAGCCCAGCCGCATGTCTGTCAGTCTGACACCAAGATAGGCTTTAGCGGCGGCGATTGTCTTGGGGCCGATCTGGCCGTCTTGCGTGACGCCGACCAGTGACTGAAGATATTTCGAAGCCCGACTCACTCCTGAGTTAACGGCAAAATCGAACACAGCCATGTCAAGCCCATCCGGCAGATCATCGCCACGGATCTTATCCCAATACTCTTGTTTGTAGATCGCCGCGACTTCTGAGTCAGCGATCTGGAATACGTCCTTCTGGCTAAGCCCGTGCTTCGCCCGCCACGCATTATAGGTGTTCTGCGTGACGCCGTAAGCCGTGCGGCCACCAGGATCACGCGGGTCATCGACCTTGCCGCCCTCGTAACGCAACGTCGCCTTCAGCGCGGCGTCATAATTCTCTTTCATCGGTCAGCCTTTGTGCTGAGAAGATCACGGATGCGGTCGAGCCGCTCAAACACTTGGTTCAAGGTCGAGTTAAACTCTTCGCGAGTGATATAGCGCCCGGCGACCAGCACCTCGATGTTGCCGACCTTTTCGGCCAGCTCTTTGTCGGCTTCCTGTAGATCCTTCACAGCCGCCCAAACGGTGTTGAGCGTCCAGCCGCCCAGCACACCGATGACGCCGATGGCCACATCAAAGAGAACTTGATATTCGACCATCATTGCCTCGACATTGCGTTTCGATTTTGACCACGGCTAAGAACATTGACCGCGCCTACGACAGCCGGCACTTTAGATTCGGCGGACGGTGGCGTAGTTTTGACGCGGGGTTTGGTAGTCCCTTGCTCCAATATGGTCAGCACACGTTCTGGGTTTTCGTATAAGTCGCGCGCAAGCCGCGCAGACACCCGCGCGTTCTGACGTTTCTGGAGAAACCGCTGCGTCGCGTGAATGAGATTGTATGGGTATGACAGCGGGTTATACCACTGGAACGCAACTTCTTCGGCTGCTTTTTCACCTAAGTTAGCGGGAGCTTTAGCTGATAGGCGTTCCATCTGCTTCATGCGCGCCAGATCGTCGATAGCCAACTTGATGTCATTCTTTTGAGCGGCGCTATAGCCACTAATATCCGCGCGCAACTGTGCATCGGTGCTAGGCGCGGTTTTGGAGACTTCTTTAAGTTGAAGCTGATCTTCAGCCAAAGCGCGCAGAGCGTCGTATTGCTCCTTGCCGACTGCGCCAATAATGGCGCGACGCTGATCGGATAGCTTTTTAAGCGCGGCTTTAGGTTCGCCAGCCGTGACATTTTCTAGCACACGATCTGATACTTCTTTGGCCAGCGCTTCTAACGCTTCAGGCGATTTGCGCAAACGCTCTTTAAGAAAACTCATCTCTTGCGATGATTTCTCAGCTCTATCTACAAGAGCGCGCCAATCAGTCTCTTTAAGCGCTTTCGCTTGTTCGGTGAGTTTTGCAATACCAGTTTGCATTCTAGTAGCGCTGCGCTGAACTTGACTAATGATGTCGTTAACATCGGAGCCTATTACATCTAAAGGCTCCCGATATTTTTCGACAAAAGACGCTAGGGCTTTTGGGTCGACTATGCCATCCGTAACGGCTTCTTTGCGCGCCATGGCCAGAATCGCATCATTTACATCCGACATGACCGCCGGATTATCGCCGAAAGTTGTCGCAAATTGCCGTGCGTTGCGGCCATCGGATAAGAATTTGGCGACCGTTGTGTCTGGAGGCAGAACGGTTTCGTTTTTAATATTTGTCCGAAATAAATCGCCAGACACGCCCGTTCGATAAGGTTTTACGATCTTATCAACAAAAGCCTTATTAGCGTCTTTCCAAGCCGTCCGCGCTTCTTGAGGTATGGTTTCACTGGATTCGACAATATCAGTCAGTCTCTTTTTGAGCTGAAGCAAATGCGCTTTGCGCGTATTGGCCTTAACGTCATTAGGAGAAGCCCTAAAAACTGAGGATAATTCAGCGTTTATGGCCTTGTTAAGTTTGCCGATTGAGCGAAACGACGCCATGACCGGAGCGGCTTCAGTTGGTTCAGCGTAATACCCCGCGCCTTCACCTAAAGAAACCCAATCGCCTTTTGCTTGCGGACGCTGTTTAGCTATGTATTCCGCCAAAGATCCCGGCACGGTAGCAGGCGAAAATTCCGCCGTTGGATCTGCAAGAATGTTTTCAGCCTGCTTTACGACAGGCGCTATATTTTCTTTTGCTCGCCCCCATTTGCCGGCAAAAGGTTTCTTAAAAATATCCTCCATTTCCTGACTGGCGAGCTTTTCACCTTCTTTTGCCGCCGCTTGGATAGAAACGCCGCGTTCATAAAGATCTGTTGACGGCAAATACCGCTGAAGCGCGCCAAGTTCAGATTCAAGCGCTTTACGTTCTTCAGCCAGATTGCGCAAAGGCACGTCGCGGATAATGCGCGGATTTGCCAATTCTTCCGGTGATAGCGCGCCAGCGCGCTCTTGGATTGTAGCGTCCACTCGCGCCAACTGGTCGCGGATAGCCGCAGCCTGCTGCTGCGGGCGCTCAAGAATAGCGCGACCAGCCGGCGTCTCAACGCCGCCGTAGCTCTTTTCAAGCGCGGCAAGACCCGGCAGTTCTACACCGCCAGCCGCTGTCGCTTCCGCCAAAGACGGCGCAGGCATACCAGGTGTGCGCGGGATCTGAACGCCTTGCTCATAAGCAGCGCGAATATCCGCCGGTGCGACTGGCCCTGTAAGCGCGGCAAGCCGGTTCTGAATCGCCGCTTCGTCGCTAGAAATCGGCAGAACGCGCCCGATCATGTTACGCGCGCCGGCTTGCGCTGCTTCTGCGCTTGTGCCAATAGCGCGTCCGGCGACTCGCGCCGCCGTGCTACCAAGCGCCGGCAGCGTCGAAACATCCATAGCAAAGCGTGAGGGCTCAGTAACAGCGGTCATATACGCTGCCTGCGGAGAGCCATACGCGCGAGCATAATCGGCTAAGACATTAGCCGGAAGTGACCGTAGCTGTTCTCTCGCAGCGACATCACCCATAGCGGCTTGGCCAGCCATAAGAGGCAGACCAACAACGCCTTTTGCCATTTCTACGGCGGGTTTCATGGGCTCGCGGGCGATATTCATGCCGGCAATAGCCGCGCCGCCGCCTAATAGCGTGCCAATGTCAAGGAGGTTGCTAACCGCTTCTTCACCTGTCTTGGGCGCAGTTCCGAAGAATGGTTTCTCAAATACCGGCGAAACAGCTTTCCGTTCAGGAACGCCGCCGTATTGAGAAATTATGTCGGAGTAATCGCCAGCCGGTGCGCCGCCGTATTGCGAGATAATGTCTGAATAGTCGGCCATTAACGACCTCCCCGCGCCGCAATAGCTGCGCGAACTTTATCCGCAACACTCGCAGGGAACTTATGCGGCCCCTGACCGGGGATGTCTATAGTGACCATCTCTTCGCCGCCGGCTTTGCCACGTGTAGCCGCCGCGCCTTCAGGCGTCGCCACGCCGCGCAGTCGGCTTAACTGCGGCGCTTCTTTATACGGCACGCCCGCACGACGCGAGAGCATACGCACGGCTTCATCGAATTTAGCTAGACGATCACCGACTGGAACTGCCGTGTCGTCAAGACCGCCAATAGCTTCCATGACAAATTTACGATCTTCGTCAGTAAAGCTCTTGCCGCCAAGACTGCCGCCAACTTTATCCAAAAGAGCGTTTTTCTGCGATGAACTGAGACGCGCTTCGCCGCGTGTTCCTTCCGTAGACACGCCAAAAGCCCGCGCAAGACCGTAAAGAACCTGCGTAGGCCGACCGCCACCAACGGATTCCATTAACTGCGCAGGACGCGATGCACCCGTTTCCGGGTTATATTCGATAGCGTCAAGGAATTTGAGCGCCGATTTTTGTCCGGCAGCTTCTTCCGTGCCTATCGGAGCAGGAGTAAACGATTTTAATGGCTCTCGAATGCCAGATTCTTGAGCCTTGGTTGCTCCACCACCGCCAGCCCAGCGAATAAGATCACCCGCCGTTTTAGCCTTGGCAAAAACTTCAGGGTTAGCTTTAATCGCTTTAGGCGATAATAGTTCCGACACTGGCGTATCTGGTGACGCGCCAAGCACGTCAAGCGCGCCATCAGCACCAAGAAAATGCGCTAGGTAGGTATTGCCTTTAGATGGCTGAAAGCCTGCATCACGCAACTTCTGTTGATTAGCCGCCGTAAACGCCTGAAGCATAGGCTCTTCAACTGGCACGCCATCAATCATAGTGCCGCGCTGCGCCAGAATTGCTTCTTTTGACATACCTTTAGCGCGATCAGGAAAAGTCTTGCGATAAGTGTCGACAAACGTGCTGTCGATGAACTGACCTATGCCTTGCGCCGAAGAACGCGGATTTTTGCCTGTGCCTTCGCGGGCCATCGTGTAGCCATACTGCGCCGCTTCTTCCGGTGTATAAGTAACGCCAGTGCCTTTCACGCGATAGCCAAGAAGGTTTTTATTCGCGTCTTCCATCGGTTCCAGATCTTCCGACGCAATACGCGAACCCGAAATTTCTTGCGCCGGCCCTCCGGCAGGACTGACACGCAGCATACGTGTCTGTGACCCAAATTGCTGTTGCAAGATCTGCGGTTTCAGGTCCGCGCCTTGCATAGCAATCATTTGAATCGACTGCGGGTCATATGCTTCCGGCAATGTCGCGGCGGCAAGCGGAAATGTCTCTGCGACCTGTTTACGCCAAGACGGGTAATTTTGCGCGTTTATGCGCGGGGTCATGTTAACGAGATAGTCGTATTTTTTAGACGCTATCTCAAATTCTTTCGCCTGCTGTTCGGCCTGTAATTTATCGGCTTCACGAATGTCTTTATTAGCCGCATATCCCGCCGCTGCTTCAGCAAGCCGCATTTGTTGTTCTAAACGCTGCTGTTGGAGCGCATTTGCTGCAAGCGCCTGCCCCTGCGCAAACGAACCCATGAGGTTCAAATTCGGCGTTTCGAACTCAGGGATAGGACGATATTGAATTGGCATCGTAAATTACCTTAGCCAAAGAGAGATTTACCCATACCAGCCTTATAGCCAGCATACGTCCCGCCAGCTTGAAGCGCCTGCCCAAGCAATGAAGTCATCGCATTCGTCGGCCCCATATACGCCGCCGCGTTATTAGCGCCGATGTTGGCGTAACCCTGACCGATGTTCTGGCCTAGCTGGTTATAGTTGCTGGCGAGTTGCTGTCCCGTGCCGGTATAAACATTGGCGAGATTAGCGCCGACATTGCTCATGCCCTGCGCCGCGCTCATGCCTGAACTGCCAAGACTTTGAAGCGCCTGTGTGGCCGCTAGGCGGTTCTGCATAAACCGATTATAGGCATTACCGTATTCGGTAGAGGCTAGACCTTGACTGTAGTTCTGAATGCCTTTTAGCGTTGAGCCAGACAAAAGACCGCCGCGCGCCGCTGCTGATTGCTGGAGCGCCTTCATGCCCTGCTGTTCGCGGAACGCATAGCTAGGGTCCATCTGAAGCTGCGCAAATGTCGGCATTTGCGTATATTCGCCGTTCGGCCCGTATAGCGAGGCGAGCTGATTGATAGCGTTCACGCCGACAGTCTGATAAGGCGTAAAGGCTTCCATGCCTTTGTTCAGCGCCCCAGCGGCCTGCGTCTGCCCTTGCTGAAGCGCGTTTTGAGCCTGCGCGGCCTGTTGGGCCTGCGCAATCATCGCCAACTGAGTGGCTTGATTCTGAGCCGCTGCGGCTTTACCCCAACCCATCGTTAGATCCTTCCTACCGTGCCGTCAGGGCGGCTCACCATGCCAAGTCGCTCAAGAATACCATACATATAGTCGTGGCCATCGTCTACCCGCGTATAAAACTTGGGGTGCGCGACTATCTGCCTCAAAAGCCCTTTTGTCAGCCACTTACGCCGCCATTCAGGCAGAATGGAGACATGAACTTCGCCATCATCTGATATAAACAACGCGCCTATCGGTTGGTCGTCGCGCTCTATGACGTCAACAGTCCAGCCTTCAGCGCTCTTTACATGCTCTTCGTAACTTATCGGGTATCCCCAATCAGTCGCTTTGTAGCCGATGCGCAGCGCCGTTTCGCGGTCATTTATGATCCGGGTCGTCATTGCGTAATTGTTCGGCCCGAAGCGCGGATATTGATGCTGGTTCCAGAGCTAGCGATTGTAGACACAAAATCGCCCGCGCCAAGAACCTGCCCGACAATTTCAGGAAACGTATAGGTTTCGCCCGGCTGCAAAGATTTTGTTTTAACGATCAGATTTGTGTTGGATGCAGATCCGCCCGATGTCACAAGATTGACCGATAACGTGTATGTAGCCGAATCATAGTTAGTAGCCGTAAACTTGTCTATGATTGTGGTCACACCTGTCGACGTATACTGCGTGGTCTGCGACGCCTCCGCAATTTTTGCCGGCACTAAAACTTTTACATATACGGCCATTTCAGCCCCCTATTAATTTACGCTGCGCGATTGCTCAAACCAGTTTGTAGCGCCAGATCTATACAAGAGCTGCATATAGTCGGACGTTGATGAGGTAAAATTAGCGCCGCCTGCAAGATACATGGCGTTTGTCAACGTGGCATTGGCATTGTCAAAATACAGCCGTATGACTTGCTGATTATAGCCGTTATTAAAGAAAGTTATATTTCCCGGCGCGGCTAAAGATACGCGGAAGGTATTATACCCCGCCACGCTGGGCGTGCCAGCCGATGAAATAGTATATTCATAGTCCCAATCAGTCCGTATTTTATCATTGTAGCAGACGCCAGCGGGTGCGTATAAGTATAGCCGCGTTACGCCAGTTATGCTGTTATTTTTCAGCATATATGGGCCATATTGCGACGTAGATATACCTACACTCATGGTTACAAAATGAGCGCTTCCTGAACTGGATATAGACCCGATATTATTGGATATGTCTATATCCTCAAAATACGCGGCATCGTATTCAGAGATGTCTATGATTGTCTTGGTTAACGGATACGCACGATTGGCGTCTATGATGTTTTCCGCAAATTTAAGCCGTTTTACGTCCGTTATAACTATGTCGGCGGAATTATACGCGCCATTGGTGACAAAAGTATTGCCAGTAACATTTACGAAATAGCACTCCCCGGTAGACCCCGTGCGGCCCACTTTAAGTGAAACGCCACGAGTATTATAAAAAGTATTTCCTGTCACCGTTATGGCAGAAACAATCGTCGTCGAGTCTTGGTCAACAATTAATGCTGCGTCGCGGCAATCTAAAAAGGTATTAGCGGATATTGATATGCCAAAGCATCTGGCGATAGCTATTGCGGCGCGGCCTGTCGTTGCTGCCCCAGTGAATGATGGCGCATGTTCTTGAAACTGATTTCCAACAAGGCTGCCACCCTCAATATAGTTCGTATAAATGGCGTGGCGCGTTGTTCTATAGAATGTATTGCCCGAAAACAGCACAGATCGCGGTTTTGTTGATCCAGAAATCTCTGTAACAAATCCGATTCCTTGCCCGCTATCCGAGCCAATAGTGCCGTTAACCGTATTGTCGATAAACCGCGCCTGGTTAACCCCCGGTAGAATAACGGCTATCAATAGGTTGTGAAAGTCACAGCTTAGGATATTTATGTCTGTAAGAATGGGCGGGCTATAGTAGTCATAGCCTATGCCGCGCTGTCTATTTGCCAGAAGACCGTCACCGTTGATGGTAAGGCCAAAAAAGGTAACGCTAGAACAAGTTCCGCTGAGTTTGAAGACGGCATTTCTGTTGGTATCGTCGGTACTTCCAGCCATACTTCCATAAGCATTAATGGCGGCGTTAAAGCCCCGCACGTAAATCTGTGAAGCATCTGTAAGAGTGACCGGTCCCTGCTTATACGTGCCGGCAGGGTAAAAAACATCCGCGCCCGCCGCAATAGCTGCCGTTATGGCTTCTTGGATCGCTGCCGTATCATCCGTAATACCGTCACCGACAGCGCCGAAGTCTTTAACGCTGAGCGATTCACGAAGCTTAGACTGAACAGTTCTTGCTTCAGCCCCTACGCCGGCCGCAATATACCCGATTAATGACGACCCGTTAGAAGCGGCTAACTGAGCAAGGATGTCGTTACCGACATTATCGACTGTCCAGATCTCGACGCCGGTAGCTGTCTCTAACCGCAGTTTATAGAGAACCCCTGTTAGCCAAACATTAGCCTCGCCGCGGGAGTCAAGAATAATCGGATTGCTGTTAGGCGTTCCTGCGGACGAACTGGTGTAAGTAGCTAAAGGTGTGGTTGTGCCAGCCGCGTAAGAATACAGCTTTCCCCCAACCAACGGATTTCCGTTAGCGTCAAAAAATTGAAGCTTGGGGGCCGGGGATAACGTAGCTGCGGTCATAGCATAATCCTTAATCTATCGGACCAGACACACAATTTAGTGTGGCGATAATCGAGGGAGTAGCGGGCCGGGTTGGCGATGCTCCTGCGGCTATGGCCGCTAATTGCACGTCTGTATTTGAAGCCCACCAAGCCAACTCTATGTAATCGTTTGCATTTAGGCTAACGAATAAATTTACAGTCATTAGCCCCGCGCCGTCTACGCCCGAATGTTTATTTAACACACTAAGCGTCGTATTGGAATCAGCTATATCGACGCCGTTCTTGCGAAACCAGACATTTACGTCATCGATGGCTGCGGTGCCTACATTTATGAACTGAGCGCTAAATTGGGTGTTGTAGACACCCGGCCGTAAGACCGTGAGCCGCGACGCAATAGCCCCGGTTATAGTGGTGCTGCCGACTTCTTGAGACGTATTTACCGTATAAACACCAGTCGCGCCATAAGTCCCAGAAACAAAACCAACTATCTTGGTGCCTAGCGTAATACCCGTGCCTGAAAGAGTCATGCCCATATAAATGGAGCCTGACGTTATTCCAGTAACGGTAAGAACTGTGCCCGCGCCCGGTGGTGTTCCGTCATCTATTGTTCCCGTAAATACCGCTGTAGTGTTATTTAGACACACATGGTCGGCCGCATCAGTCGTGTCAAAATACATGATCTGAACTGAAGTGTTAGTGGCGGCTAATTGATTACTATTGTCTTGAAACCCGCCATATGCGGCCTGTTTTATCTGAGGCGCGTAAACTGGCTGATTGTATAGCCCCTGAATGGCCGCGTTCAAATTTGCAGGATCAAATGGAGATAAAGTATTAGGAGACGATGCTAGATCATTGATCTGTCTCTCGATGTTAGCGGCGTCAAAAGACGGCCCCACGTTCAGCTCCGCCTGTTGAAGCGTCTGTTTTGCTATAGCTTCGATTGACCCCATAGGATCGGGACCAACGAGCGCGTCTTGAATACTGAAATCGTTAGTGCCGGCGCTAGTAAGATTGAATAGATTCAATAAGAACCGATACCACTCTCGCGATATTCTATCTGTGCCCGGTTCTAGAAATGGGACGCGCGGCGGCGTTATATTTGTGACGTTAGGCATTCGTCGCGCTCGCGTGCAATTCCGCGCCCATAATAGCTATCTTTACGGGATCAGTTCCAGACACCTCATAAACACGGTCGCGGATCTTCAATGTCATGCCCAACCGTCGCCAAAAAGCGCGAAACCCGAACTGGCCTATTTTCCCCATAGACGCCAAGTGTTCGTTAGACCACGTATGTCCACCATCATCCGACCATCGAAGCATCATTTCAGGGGATACGCCCTGACCGGTTCCATCAAGTCCGACTCCGGTTTCGCAATCCAATTGCAATGTATGGTGCGCAGATCTGTTTAAGTCATTTTGACCCGTCGGAAGCGCTCGCCAAGAACGCAGCCATTTTTGAATATCGTTGTTATCTTTATAAGAGTTCAAGTCAAAATAATAGACGTTACCATTTTCATAGTCGCCCACTACAATCCTGTTATTAAAGGACATTTGGCAATTAGCGCGATGGCGCGTGAAGGAGCCATTATTCCACCCGGCGCGTTCATGCCAAACTTCCGTTGAGGCGTCATAGACCCAAGTTGTGTTAGCGGACGGAAAATTGAGAACGTAGAAAAAATGTCCGTCTTGCTGGTAAGTATAGCCAACAGCGTCGGACATGTCGGTGTATTGTTGGATCTGCCATTCTACGGCGTGCGTTGAGATGCGTTTGCCGGTATAGCCTTGCGTTCTATAAACAATACCACGCCCGCGTGCATCGGCCCCTAGCCAAAATACGCAGTTATCCATCTTGGCCACAGAATAAGGCGCTATACAGCCAATTTCGTTATACGCCCCTTGCACCGGAGCCAAAGGAAAATCAGCCAACCCCGCGTCATACCAGACTTCGGTGGAATTGGTGCCAAATACCCACACTTCGCGGTGATCAACAATAAGCGCGACCACATTATCAGGCGAACCTTCGGCACTAGCAAAATCTAACGGATTAACCGACAAACCGTCCAATAAAGATGTTACCCAAATCTTTTGGCTGTTTGGCTCATTGTAAACAAAATAACCGTCTATATAGCCAACGGTAACTGCGCCAGTAAAATCAGCGTCAGAGATCGCAAGTAACTGATCTGTAAGTCTATTGTATATGTAGCCCGGACCATTCGCGGCGATAAATAGCTGCGTGCCATTATCGGCCATGCTTACGGGGCCAGAGCCATTTATCAGCCCTATATACGATGTTGTCCAAGACGTATTTATTTTATACAGGCCAAGACCAGATACGATATATCCTTCGCCGCCAAACGTATATAGGCCGCGAATGGGCCCAGTCCCGACAGAAGTTATAAGTGTCAGACCTGGCGCGCGATTGAGGAACGCCGGTTCTTTTCCGGCTTCAGGAACAATCTCAGGGAAAAGATTGACCATGCGATTGTCAGCCGCATTTACACTACGCGCTACATAAGACGAGCCAAGGATCGGCGTCTTCATTAGTAGTTCCCGGCGTAAATATTATAGCGCTGGCGGGTGCCCACGATGCTGTAAGGCAGCGCCATGATGTCATCAGGGTTATTGATGCGCTTCAGATTGCGCTTGCTATACATGGCGATGCGCTGCACCTGCGCTGACGGCTCGACGCCGAACTCAGGAGCCATTTCACAGGCTAGATTATAGCGAAATGCGCGAAGATAGCCGGGCGGGAACGTCAATGACGTAGCCAGAGTAGCCGGCTGCGTCAGCTCCTCGACCGAAATGAAATGCCATTCCAGCAGCCGCAACGGCACCGGATAGATGAACATTTCAATGTCAGGGAAAGTCATATTCACGAATATGACCTGCGGATATGTCGAGGTCACAGTTTTGACGGCGATGCCATCATACTGCTGCTGATTGATGAATTTGATCCCGTAGGACACATTGGTCTGCGGATCGCGGAAGTAAGTCGCGTCGTCTAGCAAAACCGGGCGGTTGCCGACGAAATCGCCGGTCGGGCCAAGGGTCTGGCTTCTAAGACCGGGAGTCCATAGAAAGGTTTGATCTTGCGTCGAAAAGACCGCTAGACGTTCCGTGTTCCACGAGTCGATCATTTGATTCAGAGCGCTCAACGAGTCTTGCGACATCGCGGCCGAGGGCGTTTCGCCTTCTGCGAGGACGCCCAGTAGTCTCAGGGCTCCGTTGATCTGATCGCCCGCTGTCGTCGTCATTCGGATCGAACCTTTCCCAGCCGTTCTCTTCGTCGGCTTCGGCTTCCATTTCTAGCGTGGCAATCTTAACGCCATGACGCTCATGGCGCAAATAAATAAGGGCCATTTTTCACCTATGGTAAGGGCCAGACGGGCCGTAGCCCGTCTGTAAGATTGAATTAGGACGCCAAAAGCGGGACTGAATACCAAGTCGTCGAGTCATACGCCACCAGAAGCGAGGACGTATAAGCCGCAAGAACGTAATTCGAGTCCGCTGCGATGGCATTTACAGCATCGCCAGACGCCGGCCAAACCTTCAGAACAGCGTTAGCATTATTCTTTAGGATGACCGTGCGGCCTGCAACAGCCGGCGGCAGAAGGACACCTTTAGTGCCGTCAGCCGCTGAAACCAGCGTAAAACCATCCGAAACAGCCGCTGCGTTGGCCTGCGTAGAGCCCGCCGCCGCAACAGTAGCCGATTTCAGATAGAGGCCGCCAGTCGTGGTAATATCGCCTGCCGAGACAGAGGTAGCGCCGGAGATAGTGCCTCCACTGATCGTCGCACCCGTGATGGTCGTGCCAGCAACGAGTTCGGGATCAGAGAAGGCAACACCGACAGCTTTAGTGTTAGGCATTGCCTTCTCCTATAGTTACGCGATGCGATAGATCGAATAAGCCGCCGTGCCCGTCTTGCGGAAACGGAAGATAGCCGAGGATGGCGTGGTCGCGCCGTCGATGACAACCGCGCTGCCGACGATGCTGTTGCCCGTGCCCGCGCCGAACGTCACGTCATTAGCGGCGTTGTCACCGATGTTGATGAACACAACATCAAACGCCGCGTTGACTGCAACGCTTGGGAAAGCCGCGTCAATCAGCGCGCCCGTCGGGAACGTGTAGGTGCCAGCATCCGTGCCACCGGAATCCATCGTCACAATGCCAGCCGCCAGATTGGCAGCCGTAACCGTAACGGTAGCGCCGGTCAGAACCGCCGGAGCGCCCTGCGGAAGAACCAGCGGTTCGGTGCGGTTGCCCGCCGAATACTGGTAGCCGCCATCGCCATTCGGGATGCCGCTGTAGGGGCCAAACGTCTCAAGCGGGTAAGCCGCATTCGCAGTAGTCGTCATGGATTAACTCCTTGAATTAGAAAAAGAAGGGGCCGAAGCCCCCTCTAATGTTAGCCCCACAGACGGACAGCCATCTGCGGACGAATGACCGAATAGCCATACAGCACGTCAATACGGCACGGCAGGCGGTCGTTATTGATGTCATACTGACGCACGACGCGCAGGCTGATACCATTGTGGACCTGACGCGAAGCCATGTCGACGCCCTGCGGCATAAGCAGGTCGGCGGTGGCGAACGCGATGGCGTCACGATGATAGATCAGGTTCTGCGGATACTGCGTCGAAGCAGAGCCGTAGAAGGTGACAGCCGCGCCGGAAACCGGCAGAGCGTCAACCGTGGCGAGAGCCTGACCAGCCGAATACATCGCCGGAACAGTGACCGTCGCGGTGGTCGACGCCGTAACGTCAGCCAGAGCCACGAACTGATACAGCGAGCCGGTGGACTCACGGGTCTGCGGGTTGACGGCGTAAACGCTGCCAATCGTGAACACGTCACCGGCCTTGATCGTCGTCGAGCCAAGGCCCGTCAGGACGATGCTGGTCGAACCTTCGGTCGTGACCGAGGTGCTGACCGTCACGGTGCCGGCGCGCGAGCCGGTCGTGAACTGCTTGACCGACTGCGACATATTCAGCTCATCATAGCCGAGGATGCCTTCGCCGAACATGCCGTTCTTGAACTGCTTGCTGATGGCCGAAACCGGGTTGAACAGGCCCTTCATGCCTTCGATCAGCGCAGCGTTAGCAGCCGGGTTAACCGTCGCATAGCGCGGCGACATGACAGCGGCGTTCTCGTTCAGCTTCTGCTGCGCCTGCAACAGAACGAGCGAGGTGGCCGGGGTCGTGCCGGGCGTGCCGACCGAGTTGCCGATGTATTTGAAGGAGTTCGCAACGTCAGCGTCGATGCTGGCGGCGAGCTGCGAAATACGCGGCTTCAGAACACGTTCCGCGAAGTCGTCCAACTGCATCGTCAGTTCGGCGGTCGTGAAGTTCACGCCGATGTGCTTCTGCGACGAGACGGTCAGGGTCGTGTACTGCTCGTTGTCGTCCTGAACCTGAAGCGCAGCGCCGTCCGTGACCAAAGCGCGGTCGGGCAGGCGGATACGCAGGGTCGAGCCGACCTTCGCGCCTTCAACGGCGAAAGAGTCGTCATACTGGCGGTTAACGGTGCGCGTCAGGACAAGGTTGTTTTCTAAGATCTCCAACGCTTTCCGGGTAATCATGTCGATTGTAAGAATCGAGTTACTCATCTCGTAGTCCTTTCAAGAAGCTAAGAAGACTTAGCGTCTGTTTTGCGCTTCCCACTTCTTGATCTGGCGCAGCCGTTCCGCTTCAATCCATTCCGAGGTTGACATCGACTTTATAGACCGTGGGTCTGCCGTATCATACCGGGGGCCTGAGTTTGACCGGGTAGCCGTGACAGGAGCAAGAGGTGCGGGCGCGGTTGAGGTTTTCTTAACCGGCGGGTTCGTGGTCAAATTGACCTCGATCTTCCCGATCTCTTTTGCCTGCAAGACAGGCGGCAGTTTGGAAATCCGCCCGGCTTCTTTTGGATTGGAGCCAAGGTAATAAATTACCTCTGGACCAATATCAGAAGCCTGGATGGCTTGAGCCATAACGTCCGTGACAGGAAGGTTCGGGTTATACGCGACTTGTTCAAAGTCCTCGTATCGGTCCCTAGCCTCTTCCTCACGGTCCTTATAGGACTCCAAGATCGCTGCCTGTTGAGCTGCGGCCTCGCGCTGGGCTAGAAGATCACGAGCCTTTTGCTCCGCTAACGCTTCCGCGTATTGCTGAGCATTCTCGAAATCATCCGGCGCAGGTGGAGGTGCGGCGGGCGTTCTAGCCTGCTGCTCCGCAAGCCGTTGGGCCTGCTCTCTTTCCCATTTGCGCTGTTCTCTTGCAAGGCGCTTGCTTACAATCGCGTCCAACTCTTCCTGAGAGAACGATTTTGTAGGCTGCTGTTCCTCCGGCGTCGTATCAGCAGATTCCGGTGCTGCCGTAGCTTCCGGTTCCGGCGCGGGGCTGATTTCCGCTACAGCCTGTTCGTCTTCGCTCACGCGATGCTCCTATACCTAGCTATCCGGCTAGTCGGTTCACTCCTTATATTACATAGACAAATGTTTTGTCTACCATTAAGGGAGCGAGGCTTTAATTGCGTCGAGTTCAGCTTTCAGTTCCTGAACAGCCTTAATAAGCGGCGCAATAAATTCTTCGTACCGCAGACCCTGTTCGCTATCCGGGTCCGCCGCATCAGTCAGAACCCAACCGCCAAAGTCCACACCAGCGGGAAGCGCTGTTTTAACTTCCTGCGCGATCAGACCGAAATGCTGGCGCTTTCCTGGAACAGCCGTAATAGTCACTTTTGATGAATCGGCGGCGTCACGGTCGATGATATTTCCGCCAACTTTGAATTTATACGCGACAGGGCGCAGAGATTCGATGAAATCGAGCCCCAGAGGGGAGTCGATAATTTCGGTTTTTGCGTTTACGTCAGACGTCTGAATAGTGCCATTGACAGCCCAAACAGCAGACCAACGCGCGCCGCTCGCGCCTAATGTATAGGCGTTATCCGAATCCGGTTTAGTTATAGCACCAAGTTGAAGTTCGGATGCGGTAATTTTAAACGGCTGATAGCTTGCGGCTAGTGTATTGTCAGTCGCGTCCATAGACGCATTAACTGACGTAGTGGCAAATCGAATGCCTTTAGTTGTTCCAGCAACGCCAAAAGCAAAGTTACCGTCAGCTTTGTAAACGTAGAATTTAGTGCTGGCCAGAGGCGCTGCGCCGATGCCAACGTTGCCCGTGCCGACAGAATTAAGAGAAATATTACCAGAGCCCTTACCATCAATTTTAAGAGCTTCATTCGTTCCGCTAGACGTAACCGCGAGAGCGACACCGGCAGCAGCCGCAGCGCCAGTAACGGAGACACCTGTGGCGACGCTGGCGGTGCTTGAGTTAACGGTCCAGACTGGATTAGTCGCGCCATTTGCGCCGACTGTAAGAGCGGTTGCAGACGCAGCCGTAATGGTCGTAGCGCCAGATGACATGGTTCCAGAGACAGCGGCATTGCCGCTTTTATCGACAGTAAACGATCCTGTAGTCGCCCCGGATACTGACAAATCGAGTAGTTTTGACGACGCGGCTGAAGCTGTATTCGTAACAGCCATTTTGATCCCGCTATAGGACGTGCCCACAGCGGTCCAAGAATCAGTAAGATTATAAATATAAGCCATTACGCCCTCGTCTCTATTTCAACGCCCGCGCGGTCTAGAATCGGAACATCGGAACGGTCAAAAATGGTCTGCGAGGGGATCGGCCCCGAACCACCTTCGCCAATAGCAGGCATAAACGGCCCTAATCCACCCTCATATGACGCAGGATAGATCTTCAACTGCGGTCTTAACCGCAGTTCATCACCAAATATGCAACGCAGTCGGATCGTCATGCGTAATAGCTAACATTCAGTTTGGCGCTGGCCGTCACTTCAATAAACTTGATCTTATTGAAGTCGCCATCATAGCTGAGAGACGCGCCGACGAAAATCGGCATGCCGACGCTCGCCGTAGGGTCAGTTCCATCATCGCGCCAACGCACATTCTGCGTCTCCGGCACGATCAGAGCCAGCGTCGCTCCTTGCGGAACGGTCAGACCGGCAGCGGAGCTAAGCGACGTGATCTGCTGATAGCCCAAGCAGACAGTAGTAGATTTCAGACCCATAATGCCCTCTTTAGGCTAGGAATTTCAATTTATACAGCGTTGAGAGATATAAGTCTACAATGCCGTCGATGATGTTCTGGATGGCGGAGTCGTCTTTATACTCTTTACGCGCCTCTTCGATCTCTTTCAGAGAATCTTCAAGAAATTCAACGACATTATTGGTCTTTTTAGCAGAATGCAGCGTGATCGGTCCAATCAGACCGTATCGGCCTTGATAGGCTTCAGCCAAATCATCAGCCAAATCGATGACTTTTTCATAAAAACCGCCCAGAGCCTTGTGTTTGGCGTAGCTGCGCGTGTTCAAATGCACCGAATGGGTCACATCGCGGGCTAAAAACAAATGTCCAATCAGATCCGCGCAGCTCATTGTCCCATTTCCCTCATTGGCGTGTTGCCCGGCACGATGTCGCCCATGTCCAGCGCCGCCGCGATGGTGCCTTGCACAATGTCCTGCACCTGTTCAGGCGTCATGCCCGCCTGCATGGCCGACAGACGCTTGGTTTCGGCGTCATAAGCCTTAATCTGCGCGTTTTGCTCGTCAATCGCCAGCTTCTGCATCTCATAGGACTGCATAAGCTGCTGGATCTGGGCCGTTGTGGCCTCCATTTCCTGCGCCATTTGCTCCATCTGCATACGCATGGCCTGCGCTTCCGGCGATTCGTCGGTGTCCTGAAGCACTTTTGGGTCAAGCATTTTCTCAAACCGTTTGGCCATCGTCTCAGAGCCTGGCCAGTCCATGTTTTTGACGAACAGATCGCCCGCAACCGACCAAAGCGCCGGATTCGTCTGGAGGATCTGGCCCATCGTGTCCATAGCTTCCTGCTTACGGGTCATGTAGCTGGGGCCAGAGGACACATGCACGTCGTAAGTGCCGACGTTCGGATTGTAGATCTTGGCGATCTCAATACCCTCTTCGTTGACAATCTTGCGCACCGCCTCCGGTTGAGCCGGATTGATGCGCGCCATGTCCACTTCGCCCTCGACGTTGATGATGCGAGCCACGCGCTGCGTGTCGTAGATCTTCGGGATCAAATCGACGAGCTGACGCGCGACGTATTTTACCGCGCGCGCGAGGTTGTCGACATAATGATAAGTACTCGTGTCGCCTTGCCGCTCCCGAGCGAGGATCGCACGACCCGTCCGCTCGTTGGAAGTCGCCCCAATGCTACTATCGTACTGGCCAGTGGTCGACTTGATGTCTTCGCCAGCCCCCATCTTGGCTTGAATAAGGCCCGTTTGAGCCATCGGAGTCT